AGGGGAGAGCTAATAGCGTTAAATTCTTCAGGCATTCTACCATACATGGCCTGGAATGTAACTTGTTTAGCTTCAGTATAATTGTAGTCGTCTGTGTCATAATAGTGATTTGCCAGATATCTGTGAAAACTAGTTTCAGGTGCAGTAAAGTCTATTTGTTTGCTAATTAATCTTAGGTGATGCGCATCATAATCTACTTCATACAATTTACCGTTAGTATAACGACTAGTATATTTGCTTGCCAAGCCGGTTTTATCATATACAGTACTTCCACTAACATGACGTTTCGTAGCTCGACCGTTCTTTGTAAACATGTTATAGTATGTTGGTTCAAAACTTGCACCGCCGATGAAAAGACCTCTAGAAGTAACTTTTTCAAATGCAGGTAAGATGACGTCATTATAATAGTCAAAGCCCGGTGAATCAGGTATTGACTCGTCAAGACCTTGCAAATGATCTTGCTGTTCATTGATCTTACAGGCTGGAAGTATTTTGTCGTGATCTGGTCTTGAAGGATAAAGTCTACGGATATGCTGATATGCAGGGATGTATAGATCTTCGTCTAGAATAGTATCGCCGGCATACAGCCACTGTTTCAGTTGTATCGCATTTTCAGATAGCACATGTTAAATATACCCAATTAGTTTGACACTGGAAAGTTATATTCAGACAAATCTGCATGTGAGCCAGCAGCCATATAGCCAGTCTGACCCTTGTATAAGTGTGTATGAGTCATAGATCCTATGCCCATATATTCACCAAAACGTTCTGCATCTTCAATGTTTACAAATAATGGATAAAGGTCGATAAGTGTCATTATTGCAGGCGCATCGCTTACATACTCAGTTGGATTGAAGTAAGCGTCCTTTAGCCTGTTAGGATATGGAAGTTTGACAATTGAATCTAAGTTCGCATACATTGCTGAAAGACCCTTAAGTTGCCAATTTATGTTTTCTATGTGATAGCGTTTACGCAATGGTTTAGACTTGGCATAATACTTAGCCTTTTGAGGATCTATCTCAAATATTCGATTATACATAGGGTCATACGCATAATTTCTAGAAACAGTATCTAATCCAGACTTGATTGTAGGTCTGTATGGCTCCGGATATGAAGCTAAATCATCAAAGTCGTTAAGTGTAGACTTGTAAACTAATACTTGTGACGGTATACTAAAATCTGTTAATAATAGATTTGTCTTCTCATCTACCTGTCTGTCGCCGGTATATGCAACACCCTTGAAAGTAAAATAAGGTCCTACATATTCTTGTCCAGTAGATTTGACCTTGTATTCACCGCCTGAAGTATAGAAATACTTTATCTTTACACTAGATCTAAGACGCGTCACGGCTGCTTTCTCCTCATTACGGTTTCAATACTTGTTTTCCATTCATCGGGCGATAACTCATGTGAAACACCCGTGATCATAAAGTCTGCATATTCCTTATAAACGCCAGGTATAAAGTTACCTTGTATTAATGAACCATACGGAATACCTTCTATTCCATCTAGATCAAATGATAGACCCAAAGGTACAAGTACATTAGGATCAGTTTCTTCTTTCTTTGTTTTTACCTCAGTAGTTACAACTGGCAAACGATTAAATGCAGATTTCACCGAATCTATGGTCGTTGACTCAATTCCGTTGATCAAAGTGTTTAACGCGTCAGCATAGGTCTTTTCAGGATCAGGGGCTGTATTGTTATTTTTGCCGTTATTGTTTGATTCGTCAGTTTGCTCTTGTTCAGTATTAGATGGCGTTAGTTCATCTTTTCCAGGTTGAAAACTAAATTCTGCGGATTCGACATTTGAGTCACTGTCCTTTGACGAATTAGCACCGTACATTAATTCAGCCTTTATACCTGTCGGTACTGATGTACTTAATGATACACTTTTACAAATACTATTAACGCCGTACATGTTAAATACGTACGAACTAATACCATTAGATATCATATGATTACTGTCAACTATTTTAAGTAAGGATGGATCTTCGTCATCTACAATAGCACTTAACGAGAATTTATGATTACACGCCGAATTTAGTGAATTTAGTAAGGAATTTAGAAAGTCTTGAAGTTTGACAGATTGTAAGGCTTGAGAAAGTAAATAGTTTACGTTTATATATAGAGTTCTTAGTTGACCATCCCATTTATCTGAAGGTAAACCGTCTAGAGGTTTAGATTTTGAATAGTCATCTAATGCACTTTTACCAGGGATATGAGCTATTAATGGATCTAGTGCATGAACAGCCACGTCATTTGATATTTCTATATCAGTACTATCAATTGTATAAACCCTTTCGCCCTCCTTATTGATAGGGAATATAGTCTTGTTTATTATTTCATCTTCAATATACCCCCAGCTAACATAAACGGTATCAGTGTCCTGAAGGGTATTGCCAAAGAATTCTAGTGTGGAATCAATAAAGCTCTGATTCTCTTTTTCCTCTTGATCTCGTTCACGCTGTAGAGTAACTGTAAACCAATCGCCGGCTTTAGACTTTTCTTCAGAGATGACATATTGTCGAAGAGCTAAAATAGCTTTTACTAAATTAGACTGGTTCTTTTCTTCACCATCTTCGTTTGCAGCTTTAACATTCTTACCTTTAGTAGTAACGTCAGTATTAACATCTAATGCAGCTTCACCCGGTGTAATAAAATGACACATGCATGAATAGCTGCCGTTATCGTTTAGTGAAAATTCAAAATTATCGACCAGGCCTTTATACCCCGCTACACAACCCCTATTATCAGTTACTGATTTTTTAATGTTTGTATTAAAATTCTTTAAAGGGTCTTTTGCAGTCTTATCAGTATTAATAGTAACTCTGTCGTCTTCATCAGTTATTGACCATCCAAAATAAACCGCAACAGTTCTACCAAGTTGCATATAAGCCTTACTCATTGCGGCTAGTTGGTCATTAGTCCAGCACGTATAATTTACAGTGACTTCCCTAAGAGAACCAAGTGAGCCTTTAAACTTTACGCTTATAGAATCTATGCCGGGTAGTGGTGTATTGAAGTCCGGGTCAATCTGATTACTTTCTAATCCTATCTTTGATGCATCTGTACCGTAAAAAACCGCCCAGGTCTTACGGCCATTATTCCATTTAGATGATTTACTGGAATTTTGACGACCTGTGATATAATCTTTGACGGGTCCTATTTCTTTTATGATACTCATTAGCCGCGATCGTCATTTAAGTCTTTATATGATTGTATTATTTCATCCACCATCATAGGTATACGGATCTGTAAACCGGGTTCTACAACTAAAGTGCCTTTACCAATTGCATTAGCTGATGCTATAATCCACCATAATGATATATCATCATAATAGTTGGCAGCTAGCAAATCAAGTCGATCACCAACCCTACTTAAGATGTATATGTCCTGTTCGGAACGAGGTATTGGAGGATATATGATAGACCTATAAACTCTAGGCCTTGAATCTACTTCATAACCATCATATCTTTTCATTAAGCAGCTCCATAAATGTACTTACGACCTGAATTAAAACTTCCAAGAAATTTACCTGATATAGCTAGACCGTACAACATTGGTAGTTGCTTTCCAACAGTTTCACCACTGGCTGTATCACCTAAACCTATATCCCAAGATGTATCGCCGTCTACAGTTACTGTTATGTTTTCTATTATCACAGTCTCATCTTGCATATAATCACCAACTGTTAATTTTAATAGTTGGCCTCTAGCCCTGTTTGAACTAATACTAGGAGAACACTCTTGTAAAAGTTTATTGAGCTTGTTGGTGTTATTTTGAGAGTCTTTGGCTGAAAAGGCTGGTAATTTTAAGTCAAATGAAAATGCCCGTGCAGCCTTTCCGAAGGCATAGTTGGGTGATGAATTGCCAACATAACTATATTCACTCCAACCAAAACTTATCGTATCTGTAACGCCGCCTTCTAAATACGCTCTGAAGCTTTGAGATCCCAGTTTAAACTTTATCAAATCATCTGTTAGAATATCCTCGTCATCACCTTTTAGATTACCGTAATTAGGCAATCCTAAACGAGTAGCCATATTGTCAGCATTATAGTCTGGTAATTTTAAGCCGTGATAATTAGACTTCTTTCTGAAGTCAGGAAATTTATCATTCTGATCGTGCTTCTTTAGATTCTGATACGTTAAGGTCTTGTATTTAGCTAGTCCAAACGAGTTTTCAGCCTCACTGTCAATGTTATATCGATTCTTATTAACTGTTACAGGACCTTCTTGTCTCTGCTGGCCATCAGGATATATTGGCTGACCCATTAGCGTAGCGTGTTTACTTACTACAGGCCCTGTACTTAAATATGGACTAGTAAATGTATTGTATACTGTAGCATCTTTAACAGCGTTTCCTGAATTTGACGTAAACCATACTGTAGCGCCTATTCCCATGAAACTATTAGGACCACCTGGACCTACACTTATAGGAATAGGCGGTATTGTAATTTCAGCATTGGTAACAGGTTGTCCTGGCGCCGTCGGTAATAATAAGTATTGCCCAAACATTTGAGATTGTAGTTGATAAAGCCTGTTTGTTGCAGTAAAATATGGAGCAAGGTTTGTAGGACTTAAATAGCCCGGTCCAAACGGTAATTTCTGATGATATCCAAACGGCGCTGTAGCAGCGTTAAGCGGCGTTGATAACGGGTTGAATAATCGTTGGTCTACTCTGGCATTCATTTGGAAAAATCCAAGTGTTTCAGCCAGATGTAAAAGGCCCTTTGAACTAGCCAAAGTCTTAGACATTCTAACAACATCAGTACCAGCGTTAACGGCTCGGTTTATCAGATATTGATTTGGATTTGGATCTCCGTTTTGTATACCTTTAATAATGTGTGGACCCGGAACAAATAGGTCAGTCATTACATTAGCCTTTTTAGCCTCTGCTCTGATGTTTTTGAACTCCGCCTCACCAATATGAGTAGTATAATACTCTGTTAACCTTTTTGCAAAGTCGTCATCTGCTAAATCGCCGAATATTGGCATATTATACTCCTATTGGTGCTTTGGCTAATGTTAATACATCACCTACTTTACGTCCATCAAGATTGATCGTACCGCCGGCTTTAACAACTGTTATTAATTCGTCTAATTTCTCAATTACACTGTCAGAAGTTGATGCAGCAGGAGCTTCAGTAGTCGGATTTCCAGTCAGGGCTCCTACAACCGGTGCTAATGAACCTAATGCGAGTAGGGCTGGTAGAACAGGCGTTAACACTAATAAACTAGCCGCCATTGACGCTATACCTACAGATAGTAAACCGAAGGTTGATGCTAACGCAACAAGTCCAGGTACTATCATTACCAAGCCCATTAGTGACTCAGTCATTGGCAGCATCATATCGAAAGCAGTGGCCATTTCTTGAAGAGCTTTACCTAGTATGTATATTGAGCCTGCTACAATAACCATTGCTGCGGCACCTACTAATACGCCTGCACCACCTGGACCGGCCATAAGAAAACCTAGACCTGCAACTGCTGCAGTCAATGCTAACATTGATACGACAGCCATGCCAACAGCTTCCCAACTAACCTTCATAAACTCTTGTACTGCTTTACCAAATACAAATACTGCGCCGGCTACAATAACCATGGCTGCTGCACCTTTGATTAAGGACATTGGGTTAAGATTGCTAATCATTTTCATGAAGCCGCCTCCGCCCTTTGAACCACCTGTTTTTCCACTATCAACTTCTGCAGTAGCTTTAGCCATTCCAAATATACTTGTTCTTAACCCAAGTTGAGAACCTAAAGAAACGAGAGCTGCAGAAGCGCTTGCGGCTTGCATACCCATTTGAACATTCTGTGCCGTTAGTAAGCTTTCACCTTGTTGTTGTATTTCACCAGTTTCTTTATAGTGTTCAAGAGCTTCTTCAGACAGGTCGGCAATCTTGTCTTGGTTGGTTATCATTTTACGTGTATCTGCTACAGATAATCCAACTGCATCAGCTAAAGATTGCTGTGCAACTGAACTTAACGCTGTAAATTCCTCAAGTGTACCAACCTGATTAGTAAGTTCCTTTGTTAATGTCAAATAATCGCCTTGGAAGGCTGCTTGACGTGCTGCTTCTAAATTTATCTGTCGACCTAAATAAACTTCAGCCTCCATCTGCTTAGATATTGAATCTTCTAAGTTCAATAAATTACTAGCAGCGCCGGTAATAGATGACATTTCAATACCGAGCTTTTTAGCAGCAATACTAGCCTTTACAAATTGTTCTGCTCCTGATTTACCAAAGCTTGCAAAAGACTCAGTGTCAGCAGCAATATCGGCCATTACAGCACCAGGTGCAACATTGTTTGCTATAGCTAAATCTGTAACAAACTCTTGCATAGATTCTGAACCTTCAAGAGTACCACCTGCTACATCTTTCATTACTGTTTGTAATTTAGCAGCGGTTTCAGCACCAAGACCAAATCTGACACTTAAGAAGGTAGCATTATTCACAGCTTCTGAAGTTAAATTGTCTAATGCGCCTGCTTCGGCTGTCAAGGCCTTAGCAGCTCCAATTGCGTCATTCATACTACCACCGAGTGCTTCAGATGCAGTAGCAGCCATTGCAGTAGATTCTGCTAATTGTGCTGTCTGACCTGCGCCTAGACCCATAGATTTAAAGGACTCAAACATGGCCTTGCCAAACTCAAAGGCCTTTGAAGCAAAGAACGTTAATGCAGCTCCGATTGCTACAGCTGGATCAGAAGCTATAGCAGACATTGTATTCAATACACCCTTCATCTTATCTTTTAGAGCGTTAGCTTGATCTGTATAGCCCTTTTGAATATCGGCAATCCTTTTCTCTGTTTCCTCTTTCTCGGCAATAATTTTTAAACCTTTGATTTGGTTGTCTAACGCTTTAATTTGCTGAGCATTAATGGTCTTACCAGTTTCAACAGCCTGCTTTAAGAGATCTCCACGCATTGTTGTAAGTTTATTTACCTTCTCTTGCGTTGACGCTGTTTTTAGTAATTCAGATTTAAGGTCACGATACTGATCAGTAGTTTTGCCAATTTCCCTAGTAGCAAATGCTAGTTCTTTAGCAAGGGCTCTTGCAAGGTCATACTGCTGTTTGTATTCCTTTGTTAAATCACTAGATGATTTGCTGCTGTCGTCTGCCATGAATTACCCGATTACTTTCCTCGTGCGATCTTCATCCAAGAAGGTTCTTTACCGCCGTATTCTGTATCAATTAGATCCTGAAGTTCTTTGTCCAGATCTGTTAATTTAGCTTTAAGACGTGCTGATTTAGGGTCTTTAGCTGCGATTTTGCTATATATTTTGTCAATAAGGTTATCTAAAACACCTTCTGCAATTTTACGTTTTGACATATCTATTCTCCATGTAAATAAATATCAAAAAATATAGATATTAGCGCTGCTTAGACTTTGATTGCGCCTTCTTGATCTCATCAGACTCTTTCTTTTTACGATCCATAAGTGTACGGAAGTAAAAAAGCCTAAGATGAACCGGCATAGTGTATAGATCAGTGTGATTCCATCCACCTTCGCCGTAATAGACCATATCAAAGATCTGAGTGTGTAGCGCTGGGCCGTAGTCAGGCCCTAGGCCAAAAAAACTCAACGGTCATGGGTATTTGCATATCATCAACTTCATGTTCACAGTTGTCACATTGAAAATAGAATGACATGTTGATGTCCGGTGAAAGTCTTTCAATTTCCTTTCTAAAGGCTAACGTGTCTCTGGATAGAAATTCATTGTCTACAAAGTCATGAATCGTTTTTATAGTTTCATCACCGTCAACTGCAGTGATCATATACTTAAATCGGGTTGACATTTCAGGATTGACATTAGACGATAGCCGCCTTTTCTTTGTCGATTTAACCATGGTTTCAATCTTACCTTCATCACCATGTGTTAATAGTTTCCATGTAATAGTCTTCTTACTTACCGGTAGTACAAACGTAAAACTGTTTTGACCTGCAGTATAATCGTTTTCATCAAGTTCTTTTTCAACCAATTCCGTTAGATCTACAGTCAGCTTATTTTTTTCGCCACATGCAGGGCATTCAATTTCTACCGGATATTCTGCACCATAGCCAAGTATTCTAGCAGCGACCATTATTGCATTCTTATCACCAACTACCAAGTCGTTATAATTGATAGGTGTTACAATTAGACTTTTAAGAAGAGCATCGATTACAAGACCCTTTTTAATTAGGTTCTGGCTTGTGAGAATGTCTTCCTCTTTAGCCGTCATGTATTTCATTTCCACTTTACCAGTTGACAATGGGTTATCCGGTGGATATACTAAGCCCTTAGATGGAAGTTCAATAGTTTCCGTTGGGAATTTTGAAGTTGAAGCCTTGTTGATGTCTTCACCACTTTGGATAACGTCATTGATTAGTGACTTTTTCAAATCTTCATCAGAAAGTTGTCCTGGATATTCGTCTGTAACTTTTGCCATTTTGTTCTCCTTTAAAACCGTATATAAATAAATATAGTGACCCATAAAAAAAGCTCAGATAATTCCGAGCTTAATTTAATTGTATATAGATAGTATTAGTAATTTAATACTGCGTAGTCATATCTGATATCACATGTTACCATTACAGGTGTATGATCATCTTCCCAGTTCATTTCGCCAAAGTCAATATTGATCAATTGTGCACCGAACAATTTCCATTCTTCAACTTTAGCACCTACAGGATCTAGCATATTGAAAACAATATCTTTCTTGTAGAATGCGGCATATCCATCACGGCCTGTTACTGATTCGTGATGAAGTCTTACCCATTCCATAACGGCTTGCGCTGCAGAAGGAACGATAGGATCATAGATTTCTACTCCACTCATTGCTTGCCAGCTAGATCGACCTTTTAGATATCTTTCTACGTTGATGTGCTTTAAAGTTACTTCAGCTTGCGCTAGAGCAGGTCTTGACGCCTTTCTTACTAGATAAGCAGGAATACCATCAATGTACATAACGAATCGATTTATAGTTTTAGGCTCAAATCGATTGAACATTAATTCATGTGGTTCTACTGTATTGATTGCCATTTATGTTCTCCTTCTTAGATAAATATCTTAGTCGTCAAAAGTTGCACCGGTTGGTAAGATATTAAAGTCAATTATGATAAATTCAGCTGACTTAGCAGGTTGAATGAATATACCACCTCGTAGTTCGTTTCTGTCAATTACATCAGGTGTATTGTTTTCTTCATCCATCTGGATCCGGAAAGCAAATAGTCCTTGTTGTTCTTGTACACTTGACATGTATGGTTCTACCTGATTGATAAAGCTATTTCGTGTTACTGCAGTGTTGTTTTCAAATACTAGTCTACGACTTACACCACCAATAAACTTCTTAAGATCAATCAACAATCTTCGTACATTTACTCGGTCAAGTGCTGATGCTTTCTTCTGGAGCGTCTTTTGACCGAAAGCAACTAGTCCTGCACCTGGGAAAAATGCTATTGGATTAACGTTTGCTTCATATAGAGTGTCGCGCTGATTGTTTGTCAACTTGTATTGAGGTTGTACCGCTGTTTCAATACCGCCTCTGTTAAGTCCTGCTGGAGCAAACCATTCGTGACTTACACGATCGTTAAATGCATATACACCAGCCATCATTGTCGATGGTGGAACCCAAGCATAACCACCGGTTACTGTATCAGGTATCAAAATCCATGGATGATACATAGCCGCGTAGCTACTATCAACTTCACCAGCTTCTGTTACTGCGTCAGCGTTGGACATTGCATATCTTACAGGGTCGATAATTGCAAAGCAATCACCTCTGTTTTCGCAAGCGTTAACAACATGAGTACCTAGCATTGTAGCATGCGATTGCTGATTAAGACCTGGTGCTGCAATAATGTTGATATCAAATTCGTCCGGATTCATTAAAAGACCGAAAGCCTTTTCATACGCATTTTTACCATCGGCAGCGGTTGTAGGATCAAGTCCTTGCACGTTCGCTGCAGTGATCTCATCGTAAAATTTCATTGGATGTTGATAGTCATCTGCACCGTTTTCAAAACTACCAGAGCTATTACCTGGGAAGTTGGATGCTGTAAGCGCTGCAGCGTTACTATTAACATTGCCATTTTCATCAAGATAGTTAATGATATTCTGAATAGAAGATTCGTCAACTCTAATATAATTAGATCTGTTAGGGTATGATCCGCTAACATCGGTATAATACGTTGAGCCGTCTTGTCTAACAACTGTAGTTTGTGTTCCAACCCTAAGTCCGATATAATCGGCTGAATTTGGATCTATTGTTAAACCGTTAAACGTTTCTAGAATTACCTTTCTACGTTGAGTATCGTTTCCTCTACGAATAACAAGGTTGAATGTCCCCTTGTCTTTGTCTGCACCGTTAATTTCCCATCTTAGGTTGTTTGCAGATCCGCTTGGTAAAACGCCGTTTGCCAATTCAGGCGCATTTGCACCTCTAGTTAAACTGTTAAGATTAGCACCTTCGGATAAAGTTCGTATAGAGAACGACGAAGTAAAAGGTACATTACCTAATGAGCCGGTCGATGGAACACCGGAACCAGTAGAAGTAACTAATGAGCCAGACTTGTAAATACTTGTCGCTTCAGAAAACGTATCACCCATTACTCGTACTACGTAAAGATTGGCTGAATTTCTCAAATATTCTTTAGCGGCTATTGACGTAAAGAATTGTTTACTAACAGAGCTGGATTCGAATGTTTCTCCAAAAACTTGTACAAATTCATTATAGCTTGTTACTAGTGTAGGTTTCAGAACCGGTCCTTTTACTGTTGGACCAACTATAGCACCTGCCGTTTGTGGAATACCCGGTTGGATAAACGATAAATCATTTTCCTGTGTAAATACGCCAGGACTAACTATTCTTTCAGCCATTTATAATCTCCTATATACAAAAAGTATGATAATTGCTGTGTATAAATATCATAGCCCTGGTTCAAAATTATTGTGCAGGGGTAAATACTCCAGTCTTTATATCAATGGCTCCTTCACCATACTTTTCTTTCAATTGTTGTGCAGTTGATCGCTCCTCTTCATGTAGATCAACCAGTTGTTTACTCAGTTTAGCTTTACTGTCTTCCAATAGCGCTAGTTGCGCACAAACCTGTCCAAGTTGGACCGCTGTTTCATCATATTCTTTCTGTAACCTTCTAACAAGTGAAATTTCTGTATCTGTTAAATTTTGTGACATTGTATAACTCCTTATTTAGTATAAATATTATGGATTGGGTTGAAACTCCTGTAAACCATCGGCATCAAGATCAATTCTAGGGTCGTTAACGTTTCTAACAACTTCAGTATTGAATATTACTTGACGAGTTGAATAGTCTACAGGTTTAAACTCTGACATTTGTTTTTGTACGTTTTGCGGTATGATATAACCATGCATCTCAATATTAAATGCAGCTTTTGCTGCTCGGTCTTGGCCATCTTCTACTGATAGATCAACGCTGAAACTGCCGATCTTAGCAAGGAATTTAAAGGAGTCATCCCCCCAGTATTGATTTGCTGCATAGTTAATATCTTCAATAATGACATTAAGTTGCTCTATATATTCAGTAAGAATAACGCAGTCATATGCAAGTTTTACATAATCGGGTATAACGGTATTCAACCGCTTTTCTACTGGCTTTTGACCAGTAAGAATACTAAAATTGTCATACCTGTTACGCTGATTATAGCTCTTAATAGACGATTGATATAAGGGATTGTTTACATCGACTTTAGTACCGATCATCATTCGCTCTACACTAGTTCGTTTATACGTAATAAGTGGCATCATAGCCTTGCCTTTTTTATCACGTATAAATCCACCTTTCTGTATCGACTTCCAACGTTCAGGATCGGCATAAATTACAGGAATCTGTTCAACAGTTTCAGCGGTCTTGACTGTAGGTTTTATAACGTTCTGAAAATAGTAAGATATAGCACTATCTGCAGTCATAAGCCCTATCTTTATAGGCTCATCTCCCTTTTCACGTCTTATTTGATCTTTTCTAGCCATTATATGAATCTAGGTCTGGATTGATTTCCGACTCTTACCTTTTCAATAGATATCCTGTCTCGACTGGTCTGATGTGTATTACATACTAC